GTTCCTGCCGTGCTGAATGTTACCGTACCAACAATGTAAACCGAAAATTTCGACTGCCCTATAAGATTTACCCCCGGTTTTAACGTCAAATCTTCTGTGTACGTCCCCGGCCAGATAAAAACGGTGTCACCTGAATTTGCCGCTGTTATTGCGGCTTGAACCGTTTTGTATGGATATAAAACGCTGCCACTTGCGGTATAATCATCCGTTCTGTCCTTGTCAACATAAATTACATTGGTTATCGCGTCCGTGCCGTTAATTTTCAGATTTTTAACGTCAAACTCTTTTGCATCGGTAAACCGTGCGATTTCTTCGTTTGCATGGTTAATGAAAACCAAGTCCCCATTGTCTTGCATTGCGCTGATATTGTTTATCATTTTGTTACCCCCCTAAAAAGGGATGGGCGGTTTCCCGCCCATGTTATTAAGCAATTGCCGTACTGGATTCAGTCCCAGCATACCTTGAACCGGAAAACACGGCCACGGCGGAAACAAGCGTAGCGCCGCCCGGAGCGGACCATTTCAATTCAAGGCACGGATACCCGTCCGTAAGTTCCCGCGCATCGATTTCAATCACATACGTGATATTGTCGTTTGCGGAAACGTCAATCCCCGTTGCGGCTTCGGCAAGGGTACGCGCACCGAGCGTGTCCCCGGCTGCCGTAGTTTCGGCGTAGTAGTGAAAGTCAATTGCCGTGTCGGTCGTAGGCGTAAAGTCGTTGCATTCCTCTACCGTGATATTGCCCGCGTCGGCGTCTGTAGCCCCTGCGGTTGCGAGAATGGTCGCATGTGCGTAGTTCTTCATGGAAAAAACGTCACTCGTTGCCGCCGTGGTAATAGACTGCGGCGGAAGAATGTTAACAACATGTCCCTGTTCTGCAATATTCATAATTTATCTCCTTATCTGTCCGCCAAAACGACGAACGGTGAAAGTGTGTTGCTGCCCTTGTACGGTGTCAGTGCGCTGTTCCACATCGGCTGCCCGTCAGTCCTATAGATGAAGCGAAATACGTTTTCGTCGTACAGGAAACGAACGTGGATGGACTGTGCGGACTGCATGCCGCCTTTGTCGATCATTGCGTACTGGCTCATATCCGCGAGAATGATGTCGCCTTTATCCCCGAGCGCGGAGCACTGTTCAATAGGCACTACAGGGCGTCCGAACAATGTGCTGTAAGGCTGTGCGGATGCACCACCCGCAGGCATATAGACCGGCTGTCCGCCTGTGCCAACTGACAGCGCCATGCTGTATAGTTGTGGCTCTATGTCCTGATTGATAAACCATGTCGCATTTTGGCGGGAACGTCCCCACATACGCGACCACATCTTTACGATGTTAGCCCACGCGACGGTATCGGCTGTCTGTTCGCTTTCTTTTGCCACAGTTACGAGGCACGGCGAATTTAGAATACCAAGAGGCTGCCCGGAACCTGTACCATTAATGCAGGCATCGTCTACTTTGAACGAAAATTCATCCGTGAATGCTTTTGTTACGATGGTTTGCAGCGCCATTGCGTCGGAAAGAAGTTCATCCGTCGCATAGCAGATACCCATGAGCTTTTTAAGGGAAAGTTCAATCTGGCGAAACTTCGGTTTCGTACCGGTTACGGTATCGGCCTCATTTTCCCAATACATCTGCACACCGCCATAACGGCTGCCGTTTGCGCGGGATTTTTCATCAATCCCATTGATTTTTACACCGTTTTTCCCCTCGCTGATTGGGATTCTAAATGCTTTTGCCGCAACGCTGGAAGCATCGTAGGTTTTTGTCAGCAGGGTATTAGAAAAATCCATGTCAACAAGGAACCCGCCGTCTGACGGAACTGCCTCGGACGCACCGGAAGCCTTAATTGTAAGGCGCGGGTCAACAGAGCCGCCCGGAGCTGATGCGGATTTTACGGCAAGCAAAAACTCGCCCGGGCTTTTCCACATTTTTGCGTGGCTGTTAGGCTCCGCAGGGATAACAGGCGTTACCGGCTTTACATCTTTGACAATTTCGCCGTTTTCGTCAAATTTCTTTCCTGCGTCGATTGTTTCTTGCATGGAAATCTTTGCTTCTACCGTGGTAATTTCTTTCTGCGCATTCGTAAGTTCGTCGGCGGTTACTCCCTCTTTGGTTAAAAGAGCTTGCGCCGCTGTTTTCTTTGTTGCCAAATCGGCAACCAAAGCGTTCATCGCTTTTGATTTAAACATTTTTGTACCTCCATAATTTAATTTAGATATTAAAAAAGCTCTACAGCGCAAGCTGTAAAGCAAGTTTAGCTTTTTGGGTCGCTATTTCTGCTGCATCTTTTTCCCACGGCGGAGTTTTATCGAATTCTTTGTAATGTTTAGCGAGATGATTTTGTACCTTTACAACGTCCGCTTCCGGTATATCAGTTTGTGATAACCTTGCGGCTGCATTTGCTACACCGTTCCATACCACATCACCGTTTGTATTGTGATGCCCAAGTTTCAAGTCTCCAAATGTATCGGGCGGCATTTCAGCGGACCATGCAAAATGTTTCGCAATGTTGTTTTTCTCTGCGTCGGAAAGGCTATCCCATGTTTGGTCTGTGAAGTCCTGCAAAGTAAGGGCAGACCATGTTGTGTCTTCCGGCGCTTTGCCGTATCCAGACGGATTTCCCGGAGAAACACCTTTTACTGTAGTTGTAGGCGGCTTTTGTGCCTTTTCAAATGGAATAAAGTATGATTTCTTGCTTTCAAGCAGCTTCCAAACACGTTCTGCCGCCTTTTTTTGGCTCAAATCTGACTTATCAAGCACTTCGACGGCCCATTTCAGCATTGGATTTGTGTCAACTCCGACGCTTTTTGCCGCCATCAAAGCCTCTGGATTGCACGGAACAGGCACTGTTGAGTACTCCATAAGTTCTTGCCAAGTAAAATCGATGCCCATTGGGCGGTTTTTATCGGTTGAAAACGACCAATCAAGGCCTCTGAAACCGACTGAAACGGCATTCATAAAGCCTTTTGCGTACATTTGGCCGACCATATAGCCCATTTCAGATAAATCGCGCGGCGCAAATTGCGCTTTTGACATCAACTTTCCGGAAGCTATTGTTTCGCTAAGGCTCTTTGCAACTGGCGGCTGTGTATAATCGTGCGCCCACAAAATAACCGGATTTTTGCGGTAATTATCCAGTTCCCATCCATCAGCGTCTATGCTGTCGCCCGAACGGTCAATCGTGTTTGTGGATATAACAAAATCCACTGTTAGACCGTTCGCCGTATCTTCGATGGATTTTATTGGGTCAAGATTATAGTATTTTCTGAGCATTGGGTTTTCTGTTTGCAACTTTTTATCTTTTTTGAAATCATCAATTTCAATAAACACTCCTTCACCCCCTTTCGGCGTGCTATCTTTTAATTTATTCATGTTTGCTGTCCCCCTTATTTAACAGATTGTAAATTTCAAGCGCGATTGACTTCGCGGATTCTGGCGTCATTGATACCATGTTCATGGGAGTTAAATATGCTTTACCCGCATCGCCTATGGTGTTTTTGTTTTCCATACGTAAAATATCATTCACAGATAGCCAACCCCATTGACGGCCTATAGCATAAGCAGCATACCGGCTTGTAATATCGCCTCTAAGCAAAGCGTCCATCGAGAATTCAAAAAACCATCCGGCTTTTCTTTGTTTGTCGGTTAAAATTTGCGTGTTTAGCGCTTCTTCCCACCGCTTTGCCCACGGTAACATGGTATAAATCACAAATTCAAGTGACTGCTGCTCAATATTGCTAAAAGTTGCCTTATCAAGGTTTTGAATTAAGTGGAGCGGGACACGGTATATCCGTGCAATCTCTTCCGTTTGAAATTTGCGGCTTTCAAGATACTGCGCGTCTGCCTGGTTGATGGTAAGTTGCTTATATTCCGTGCCGCCCTCGAAAATTGGCGTTTTCCCTACATTCTGCTCCCCTGAGAAGTTTTTATCAAAATCGTTCTTTAATCTGTCGTATGATGTTGGGCTAAGTTCTCCCGGGACTGACATATATCCACTCGGTCTTGCCCCATTTTTAAAGAATTTGTATCCGAAATTCTCATATTGCAAGCCCAGTTTGACGGCTTTTGCGGCGTACCCAATAGGCGTTAACCCGTTTATACCGTCAATACTAAGCCCCGGAATATGTAAAATCTCGTTTCGCGTAAGCGGCTTATCTGTCCCGTCGTTCTGCTTTACATGGTAAATAAGGTTATACGGGGCTTCTTTGTTGCGCTCCATCCTCACCTTGTCTGGAATAATCGGATATAACTGGACGATTTCTCCGGCTGCATTGTACAGCTTCTGCGCATAGGCATTCCCGCCCAAGTTTAGGTTTGTCATCATGCACTCTTTGAATGCGAACGGCGTCATTTCATCGTTCGGCTTATTATGCATCATGTCATAAAGTGTTTCAGACGGTAAGTCTCTTTTATCGCCGTTCGGTTGCCGCTGATATAATTTGATGGGCAGGGACGCAAGCGTTTCCGAAAGCACCCTGACACATGCAAACACTGCTGTATAGGTCATTGCTGTGTCTGCATCGACCGGCCCTTCCGGCAATGTGCTGTCGTCCCCGCGCATCCACGCTTTCAGATAATTGTCAAAGTTCTTTTGCGAGAATGCTATTTTGAATCTGTCTGAAATTTTCAAGTTTTCACCACCTTATGCTTAATGGGACACCAATCAGGGCGTTCAATATTATTGAGTGCAGTTTTTATCTGCTCGGATTTGTACTTTTCAAAAACCATAGCATCAAAAGGCTGAAAGTCCTGATTAATTACAAGGCATCTGCCTTTAACATTAGGGTTTAGTTCACATATTGTAGTTTCTCCATCAATTTTAAAATGCTGGCATCCATTGCATTTCATAATCAACCCCCTAAGAATCTAATTCCGTGCGCTTCGTATGGATTGGAATGTGGCTTGACTACATAGCGGACATGCGCGTTCATCAAACAGGCTGCCGGGTCTATGCGCTCCGTTGACTGCTCTTTGTCCAGCATGATATTTTCATTGCAGTCTGTCCGGGTTACGGCATTTCCCATAGCCCACGCAATAACAGGATTGTTGTCGTGAATCACATTGCCCTTATAGACTTCATCCCGAAAATTCTTCGTTGGATAGCCAAGAGTTAACATGCCTTGCGCAATATCTACCGGCTTATATCCTCTATCTTCAAGGCGCTGTGCTAACCATGTCGCCATTGCGCGGTCATAGCACACCTCGCCTTTAACCCAGTGATTAGCCTCATAGGTTTTGTCAAGGTAATCAAGAATATAATCGTAGTCAACAACAGCTCCCGGCGTTGCGGTAATCCATTTATCATCTTTTGACCATAGGTCATATGATGTTTTATCGTGCTTTCTATGTGTTTCAAGCGTTTCCAGTGGCATAAAAGAATGGCCTTGTATCCCAATTCTACCATCTGGCAACTTTATTTCATGCCCTAAACTGGTAAGGTCAATAGATGCGGATAGGTCAAGGCCGGTAATCACTTCACACCCAGCAGTATTCGGAAACGGATTTTCTTTTGTAGCCCCGCATTTCGCCCATTTGTCCATCTGCATATAGCCGGATTCGCGCTGATTTACCCACACATCCATTGTTTTTGTGAGGAAATCACGCATTTTTTCCGGTTTGTCTTTGGCAACTTGCAATTCGGAGCGTATATTTTCAAGTACTATAGGGTCGTTGTAAATAATTGGGTTTGATTTTCTCCAACAGGATTCGTTATTAATATCATCAACCAAATTCCCGTTTTCGTCTTTATCCAGTTCATAGATAACTGCAAAGTATCTATCATTCTCAACTGGGTTATGAGGGTCAAGGATTTTTGATACATAAGTATATTCTTCCTTATAACAAGGCGAATTCAGATTTACTCCGGCCGTCGTAATGATAATCAGAATTGGCTGCTTGCGGGTTTTCATACCGGATGTCAAAAGGTCATAGTATTCAGACGTTTCATGCTCATGGTATTCATCGATAATTCCGCATTGTGGGTTTGAGCCGGAACCTTTTTCTCGGTCATCCTTTGACAGCCGAATAAATGTTGAACCGCTTTTGGGATGCTCAATCGCGCCGTACCGAGTGACAAACTTGTCTTTCAAAAAATCGCAGCGCTTGTAAATTAGGTTTGCTTCATTCCAGACGTATTTCGTTTGTTCCCGTTTTGTCGCGGCTATGTAGACTTCGGAGCACGGTTCTCCAAATGCGGATTCTTCATAGAGCGCCACCATAGCAAGGTCTTGTGACTTTGCATTTTTCCGTGCCTTTTGAATATAGGCATTACGGAACCGGCGCAAGCCATTATCTTTGCGTACCCATCCGTAAATCTGCCCAAACTCAAATTTTTCTGTAATATGCGGTTCTTTAAATGTTCCCTCAAGCCGCCCTTTGGTATGCTTGAATAAACGCATCCAGTCGAAAAACAGGTTCGCTTTTGATTCGTCGAATATATATGGAAAATCCTCCGTCCCCTGTCTTTCAAGGTCTCGGAGGAATCTCATACAAGCCCAATTGTTTTTTTTGCAGGAAACTATTTTCCCACTGATACAGTCATTGCAATATTCTATAAGTTCATTTGTGAGTTCAGACATTACCAAACTTCCTATCATTCGCAGTCTTTGCCGGTTCCTCCTGCTTCTTCGGCACGTTCTTTACGCGGGCCGTCGGATTGAGGAACATTCTGTCCTCCATTTTTAACAGCATGTCGCGTGAGCGGTTCAAGTTTCCTTCCATGCCGCTAATGGATTTATACATCGTTACCATCTGCCCGGGGTTCTCGCATTTATCGATGTCACTCTCCATGCGTTCAAGCAATATTTCTTCGCTATCAACTTCGGCAGTCAGCAGACAATACCGGTTAATAATGTTTTCGTCAAGACCGTCCA